CGCAGAAGAATCTGAGGACGAAGCTGAAGAAGGTGACGAGGATGTAGACGTCAAAGACATGGAAGTTGAGGATCTAAAAGCTCTTATCAAAGATATGATAGCTCAAGAACTCGAAGGACATGAGGACGACTTACATGGTGGAGAAGAAATGTCAATGGATGATGAAGAAGGCGGAGTAGAAGACATGGTCGCTGCTGACGACGAAGAAATCAACCTTGAAGAACTTCTTGCCGAACTCGAGGCACTATCTGAAGATGAAGATGTTGCTGAAGCCAAACATGATGATGAAGATCACATGGAAGAAGGCAAGCACGAAGACGAAGATGCTATGGAAGAAGAAGTTTCTGAAGAAGTAGAGGAGAGTACTGAATTACAGGAAGCCCTTGAAACTATAGAAATTCTACGAAAAGAACTATCTGAAGTCAATCTTTTAAATTCAAAATTGCTTTATGTAAACAAAATTTTCAAAGCCAATAACTTATCAGAAGCTCAAAAAGTAAATATCATTACTACATTTGACAAAGCTGAAACAGTTAAGGAAGTAAAACTTGTTTACGAAACAGTAGCTCAAAATATTGCAGCTCCTAAAAGCGAAAAAACTAACATTAAAGAACACAAATCTTTTGCGTCTAAAGCCGCCGGTAACTCTACTAAAGGAGAGGTAATCTCTGAAGTAAGCGACCAGGTTCGTAGAATGCAAAAATTAGCTGGAATCATAAAATAATTTTATTCTTAATACAATGGAAATAAATAACTTACTCGAAGGTTCAGCAAGCGAATTTAAAGTCTTACAAGAAGACGCTTCTCGTTTAGCTGACAAATGGGGCCAATCCGGTCTTCTAGAAGGTCTAGAAGGCAACGACAAAGGAATGATGGCTCGAATCTTAGAAAACCAAGCCAAGCAAGTAGTAGCTGAGCAGTCCAATACCGGTACTGGCGGTTCTTTCTCTGCTGGTGCAGGTGAGCAATGGGCAGGCGTGGCTCTACCATTGGTACGTAAAGTATTTGCTCAAATCGCAGCAAAAGACTTCGTATCAGTACAGCCAATGAACCTACCATCTGGTCTAGTATTTTACTTAGACTTCAAATATGGATCTTCTACTGCTGGATTCTCTAGCGGTGACAACATGTACGGTAACGTATCTACAGCAAACAGCCAAATGGGTGTAGACGTAGATCCTTCTGGTGGTCTTTACGGCGCCGGACGTTTCGGTTACTCAATCAATTCTGCATCTACTGCAGAAGCTAACGTAGTCTTTGGTGCTGCTACTTCTGCTTCTATTGGATACCAGGACGGTACTGCTCCAAGTGATTTTGTAACTGCTACTGTAAGTCTTTCCGGTACTGGATTTGATCCTAAAGGTGTAAGAGCGTTTAGATTCTTATCTAGCTCTGTAGACGTTACTTCTAACCCAGAATTAACTACAGTATCTGGAAACAACGTAACTTTCGTTATCGCTGATTCATCCTTAGGTGGAAACACTACTGATGCCTCTGGTTCTATAGTATACCACAAGCAACCAGCTGACAACAGCCGTGGAGACTTCGAAGATACTACTGGAACTTTAAAAATTCCTGAAGTAAACGTATCTCTAGCTTCTGAAGCAATTGTTGCTAAGACTAGAAAACTAAAAGCTCAATGGACTCCAGAATTCGCTCAGGATCTTAACGCTTACCATAGTGTAGATGCTGAAGCAGAATTAACTTCTCTACTTTCTGAGTACATCTCAATGGAAATCGATCTAGAAATCCTAGATATGTTAATCCAAGATGCTGCTACAACTGAGAGATGGTCAGCTGAAAACAACAAAATCTGGAACGGTAGTGCATGGAGTACTTCTACTTCTGACTTCTACAACACTCAAGGTCAGTGGTTCCAAACTTTAGGAACTAAGTTCCAAAAAGTATCTAACAAGATCCATCAGAAAACTCTACGCGGTGGTGCAAACTTCGCAGTAGTATCTCCAACTGTAGCAACTGTACTTGAGTCTATTCCAGGTTACGCTGCTAACACTGACGGAGACAAAATGGACTTTGCAATGGGTGTAGAAAGAGTCGGTTCATTAAACAGCCGTTTCCAAGTATACAAAAACCCATACATGACTGAGAACATCGTTCTTCTTGGTTATAGAGGATCTCAATTCTTAGAGACTGGTGCAGTATATGCTCCATACGTACCTCTAATGATGACTCCTCTAGTGTACGATCCTGAGACTTTCACACCACGTAAAGGTCTAATGACTCGCTACGCTAAGAAAATGATTCGTCCAGAATTCTACGGTAAGATCTTCGTATCTGATATCGCAACTGTATAAGCTTAATTTAGCTTAATTTTCAAAGAGGCCTGCCATTCGGTGGGCCTTTTTTTTTTGATATTAAGATTTGCTTTTAGGTTGAATATATATCATATTTATAGACAACTAAAATTTTAACCTCTAGCCCTTATTGTATGAGTTCTCTTCCACACACAGCAGATGTGTACCAAATGAAAAGAAAACCTAAAAATCCAATAAAATTTAACATACAACTTAACGAGGAACAAAAAAAAGCAAAAGCAGTTTTATTACAAAGTCCAATAACAGTTTTAAAAGGTGGAGCAGGATCAGGAAAAACGTTATTAGCTGCACAAACCGGTCTCGACCTTCTATTTTCTAGAGTAGTAAACAAAATAATTATCACCCGTCCAACGGTTTCTAAAGAGGATATCGGGTTCCTACCAGGAGATATTAGAGAGAAGATGGACCCTTGGTTAGCCCCTATATATCACAATCTATACATGTTATATAACAAAGAGAAGATAGATAAAGAGGTAGAGAAAGGAACTATTGAAATAGTCCCGTTCGCTTTCATTAGAGGACGTACTTTTGTTGACTCTTTTGTTATAGTTGACGAGGCACAAAACGTTACTCATACCCAAATGCAGGCAGTAATAGGCCGACTTGGAAAAAATAGTCAAATGGTAATATGTGGTGACGTTGCCCAAATAGACTTAAGAGATAAAAGAACATCAGGTTTCTCTTTTCTCAATAGACTGGAAGAAAATGTAGAAGGCTTTAGAATATTTACTCTTACTGAGAACCATCGTCATGAAATAGTATCCCCTATTTTAAGCGTATACGAATTGTATAGGGAGTAGTAAAGACTACTATTTATATATAAAACTATATTAAGATGGCCAATATTTCCATTTGGAACGGCAGTTCTACCTTTACAACTGGTTCTACCCCGTTTGGTTTCTACGATACAGACTCTGTATTTCAAACCGATGCAGATAAAGTAGCACATTTTTGTGCAACTCGGTTAGGATTTCCTTTGATGGACGTAGAACTTAACTCCGGTTCTTTCTATGCCTGCTTTGAAGAAGCCGTTACTACTTATGGGAACGAGGTATTCCAGTATAAAATCAGAGAAAATTACCTATCTTTAGAGGGAGGAGCTACTGGAAGTAATGTAAATAACAAATTAATAGACCCTACCCTTAATAGACTGATACAGATCTCTACTAACTACGGAACAGAAGCCGGAGTAGGCGGTAATATAACTAAATACTCAGGCTCTTTACCACTTACGGCATCTATACAGGAGTACGACTTAGATCAATGGGCTACAGATCAAGGTATTTCTGGTGGTATAGAGATAAGAAGAGTGTTTTTCCAAGCACCTCCTGCTATTTTAAGGTACTTTGACCCATATGCCGGTACAGGAACCGGTATTCAGTCGTTAATGGATGCATTTGACTTCGGTTCTTTTAGCCCAGGAGTTAATTTCTTACTAATGCCAGCCTCTTACGACGCTTTGAAGGTACAAGCCATTGAATTTAACGATCAAATTAGACGTTCCGGGTATAGTTTCGAGTTAGTTAATAATAAACTTAAAGTTTTTCCTCTTCCAAGAGAAGCTACTAACTTATATTTTGAATATTTTAAACTTTCCGATAAGCAAGGTGCTGTAAATAGTACTGATACCGGATTAGTTACTAATGTTGGAGAAGTTCCTTACGTAAACCCAACATATAATCAGCTTAACTCTGTAGCAAAACAGTGGATATACCGCTATACCTTAGCTCTAACCAGAGAATTACTAGGATATATCAGAGGAAAGTACCAAACAGTACCGGTACCTGGGTCAGAAGCTACTTTAAACCAGGGAGACCTACTAACTGACGCAAGAGCTGAGAAAGAATCACTACTTACCAATCTTAGAGAGATGTTAGATCAAACTTCTCGTCTATCTCAACTTGAAAGAAAGAGTAATGAGAGTAAATTCCTTAAAGATACTCTTTCAGACGTACCAATGACCATTTTTATAGGATAATGATTAGTTTAAAACAAATATTACTAGAGGACGACAACAAGATTTATAAGGGTCTTGTACGTGTAACGTACTCCGAAGAAGGTTCTGTCATGGATGTAGCCGATGTTATACGTGCTGTCAAAGGAGTTACTATAGTAAATACAGCCGGTAACGAAGAAGGACGAGATGTTGCTATGTATGACGTTAAAATACGTACTAAATCCGATCCTCAAGGTGCTTTTAAGTTCCTAAGACAGGAATGTATGAAAGATCCTATAATAAAACGATTTGAAATAGCTACTAAAACTATTGAGAGGACTTAATGTTATTTGGAAGTAATAGAGACTTTAATTTACTTACCAAAATTAATAGAGAACTACTCAAAGACATAGTAGAACAGGAAGTACTGTACTATAAACTATCTTTAGAAGATACAGAAATTAATATATACGGTGAATCTTTAAGTAAAATCTTCTATACCCCTGCCAAACTTAATTGTTTAATTACTAGAGGGGATCAAGTCATTAATATAGACGATTTTGGCCCTGATTTAGGCAGAGAAGCTTCTTTTGCCTTCTTAAGAGAAGACTTAACCGATATACAAGTGGTTCCTGAAGTAGGAGATATAGTATCTTGGCATGAAGATTACTATGAAGTTGACACTGTACGTGAAAATCAACTATTTTTAGGTAAAGATAACAGCTATAACTTAACAGATTACGGTTCACAATTCGGTAGAAGCATATCTATTATAGTAGACTGTCACTTAACACGTGGAGATAAAGTAGGTATAGCAGAGGTAGTATAAAATGAGTAAAATAGACAAACTTTTTACTGAAGTAGATAGAAGAAATAGAGGTAAGATCGTACCAACCGGGTATGATCCCGAAACTCGTACATTTTTCTCCAAAGTTGAGTACACTCCTCTAAAAGACCTTCGTACAAACATGGAAGAATTTGAAAAAGACTTCGAGAAAGCCATAAAACAGTACCCAGATGACGCTAAATTATTCGACTATTTACAAGCTTTAAAGAAATTTAATAAGGGATTAAGGTCTCACATTACTCGCAACTATAAAGGGAGGGAGTAATGGCAGTAAGAAAGCCGGTACCTAAAGCTCAAAGTGAACTTTCTCAAGATTCTATTACTGCTTATACCAATAGAGGTAAAAGTAGGATAAAAATAGAAAGAAACAGAGCTGAAAACCGTAAAGTCACTTCAGATGACGTAAAACAGTTCAGTATAGGCCTCAGAGACATAGACGAAACTATTGTCTACTACTTCAACAACGTTATAAAGCCTTCTGTTTTACAAAATGGAACTAGAAAAAACGTTCCTATTATATACGGTTCCCCGGAAAGATGGGCGGCAGTACAAAAAGATGGATTTTATAGAGATAAAAACGGAAAAATACAGGCTCCTCTCATAATGTATAAGAGAGATTCTCTAGAAAAGAACAGAAACCTTGGAAATAAGCTAGACGCCAATAATCCTGTTAACTTCGGTATATTTGAGAAGAAGTTTTCTATGAAGAACGTATATGATCGTTTTTCTATCCTTAATAGTAGAGATAGAGTTAAAGAATACTACGGGGTTATTATACCTGATTACGTTAATATTACGTATTCCTGTATAATATTTACAGATTATGTTGAGCAGATGAACAAAATTATAGAAAGTGTAAATTTTGCAGCTGATTCCTACTGGGGGGATCCTGAAAGATTTAAATTCCGTGCTATGATTGACAACTTTACTACTGTTACTGAATTAAATCAGGGAGAAGACAGAAAAATACGTACCGAATTTCAAATTAATATGCTTGGCCATATAGTATCTGATTCTATAAACGCTCAACTTAACGGTCTTAACAAATTTTACTCGAAATCTGCTATAAGTTTTAAAATAGAAACAGCCGGTGATAT